CGGGTGCTGCAAGAGTTGCCGTTGGGGCACCCGAGTCCTATTGTGCTTGGAAGTTTCGTGCCCTTCACGTTCCCTGTATATCAGTCATTGACCCAGGTTACGGGAGCATTCGGCGTGACGACTGTGAGGTAGGTAAATGCCAATTAGTTCACCGACTGGAGGCACGCAGGTAATATACAGGGGCACGACTGTTCAATTCAGCACGACTTTTTATGATGTGAACGGGAATGTGGTGCAGCCTGCGGGGGCGGTGGTCAATATCACTTGTCTGGTGGCGGCGGGGAATGCACAGCAGGATGTGGCAGTCACGATGGTGGCTCCGGTGGCGCCCTCCGTTGCGTGGACAGCTATGTGGGATACTAGGAACATTGGGGCAGGGCCGGTACAATGGAGCGTACACACGACTAATCCCACAATTCCTGAGGTGGTTGAAGATGGAAGTTTCATTCTTAGTGCCAATAACGCAAATTTGACGACCTTCTAGTGGTTGTATCTGGCATTTCAACATGCTACATGGCTGTTGTCTAAGACATCTGGTGGGGAGCATATGAAGACTCAAGTAACCGGTAGTCGGAAATATCTGCCAACACTTTCCGATCTCATTGATCGACTTACTATCGTCCAGCAAAAACAAATCTTCATTCCAGATCGCCGTAAGGAATACGGTGAAGAACGGGATTTGTTGCTTCACGACATCGGCCTTCTCATGGCAGAAAAGCCGATGACTGCGAAAGCCGTTTGGGCCATTACGGTTATCCAGCTTACAAATAGATGTATCTGGGAAAACGAAACGAAGATTCGTGATGGATCTTCTGATGAGCCCCCTGATGTGCAGTTAAAGCGTCTCAAGCTTACGCACTCTATCAATGGCGTCAGAAATACTGCAAAGAACGTTCTAGCGGAAGAATGCGGCGGTCGGCATGACTATAAGCTGGATGCATTAAGCGCTGATCTGCCTCCAGAGTTTGGTGCTTGGAACATCTTTAAAATAGAGAACGGGGACTAGGATCATGAGTGCGGGGAACGGACTAACTGCTTCGAACCTGATAGAGTTTGAGGCAGAAGTAGCAGCTATCTTCAATGATGGCAAAATACGTGCGCCCGTACATCTTTCTGGAGGAAACGAAGATGTTTTGATCGACATCTTCAAGGACATCCAGCCAAACGATTTTGTGTTTAGCACATGGCGCAGCCACTATCATGCGCTTCTTCACGGTATTCCTCGCGATAAATTGATGTCGGCCATTGTTGGCGGCAAATCTATTTCCCTGAACTTTCCTGAACATAATTTTTATTCTTCTGCAATTGTTGGTGGTATGCTGCCAATTGCAACCGGAGTCGCTTGGGCAGCAAAACGAAAAGAAACGTCTACCCGAGTTTATGTCTTTGTAGGTGACATGGCTTCTCGTGGGGGATTGTACCAGGAGTGCTATAATTATTCATTCGGGCACGATTTACCAATTGTCTTTGTTTCAGAAGAAAATAACCTGTCTGTATGCTCTCCGACTAAAGATGTCTGGGGAAAGAAAAACCCAAGAAAATCAGGCAAGTGCTTAGAGATGACTTATAGTTATTCTATACCGTGGCCCCACTCTGGCGCCGGCAAGCGCGTGGAGTTCTAGCCATGGAAGGATATTTCGAGGCGATCCGCGATGCCATGACGGATCTCGCCAAAGATCCAAGAACTATCTTTGTGGGGCAAGCCGTAGCCTATCCCGGCACAGCTATGTCTCGCACGCTTGAATTTGTGCCGGAATCCCAGAAGCTGGAATTTCCAGTTGCGGAAAATTTTCAAATGGGTTTCTGCATTGGCCTTGCTTTACAGGGATATCTCCCTGTGTGCATTTATCCAAGATTTAATTTCCTGCTTTGTGCCATAGACCAGCTTGTCCTTCACTTGGATAAGTTTCCTGCTATGGGCGCAGGTGTTCCCAAAGTTATAATACGTACTGCAGTCGCGCATGATCAGCCAATGAATCCTGGCCCACAGCATTTAGGTGATTTTACTGAAGCGGTGTCGGAGATGCTAACAACCGTGCATGTGCGCCGGGTCCGTTCACCAAATGGTGCAATCCGCATCTATAAGGAAGCCGTGCAGGAAACAGAGCGATCAACACTTGCTGTTGAGATGTTGAGCCACTACTAAGCGGGGCACGCCCAATGACCAAACCACGGTACGACTACCCTACAGCTTTTTCGCTATGGGAGGACGAAGAGCACGCCGCCATAGATCGTGTAATTCGATCTAGCCAGCACACCATGGCTGACGAGGTTCGCGCCTTTGAGGCTGAGTTCGCCGCATGGCACGGTGTTTCTCACGGGATCATGGTGAACTCGGGAAGCAGCGCAAATCTAATACTTGTGACTGCCCTCGTAGAAATGGGTCTGGCCGAGCGCGGCAGCTGTGACGTAGCCGTTCCTGCTATCGCGTGGTCTACAACCTATGCCCCTTTAGTACAAAACGCTCTCGAACTCCACTTGGTGGATGTAGACGCCACCTGGAATGCCGATTGGAAGAGCCACGAGTCGCTTCACAATATTGATTTGAAATATGTGGGCCTTCTTGTGAGTGTGCCGATCTTGGGCAATCCCACAGAACTTCCCACAATAAAAAGCGGGCAGGTTATCATCGAAGACAACTGCGAGAGCTTGGGAGCTGTCAGTCCTTCGGGTCGAAAAATGGGTACAGGAGTCCGTGCCAGTACGTTCTCCTTTTTCCACTCTCATCAAATTTCCGCGATCGAAGGCGGGATGATTCTGACCGACGATGGGGAACTCGCCAAAATGTGCCGCGTTTTGCGGGCGCATGGCTGGACCCGCGATGTGGAACCGCCCCTGTCTTTCGATACGGAGTACAACTTTGTGCGGCACGGCTACAATGTTCGTCCTCTTGAAATTTGCGCGGCTGTGGCCCGTGAGCAGCTAAAGAAGCTTCCACGATTTATCGCAGCGAGACGCCAAAACCAAGAATACTTCCTGGATAAAATTACCTCGTTGAATGCCACATGGCCCTGTATCTGGCCTCAGAAAATACAGGGCCAGACGAGTCCTTTTGGTCTTTCCTTTTGTGTCGAAAGCGCGGAAGTAAGACAGAAGCTTGTCCTTGCTCTTCGAGCACATTCCATTGATTGTCGATTACCTACAGGCGGGTCTTTTACATTGCACCCTTATGGGTGGCTGTATCGGGAGCAAGAAGCACCTTGCGCTAATACTGTGCATCGTACAGGATTATTCTTGGGGAACGCACCCTATTTCATCAAGGACAAGATCGATCTCGCAGTAGAAATCATCGAAGACGTTGTAAGCAAGGCGGGAGCATAAAATCATGAAAGTGTTATGTACTGGGGGCGCTGGTTACATTGGATCCACGTTGCTTCCAAGGCTGCTTTATATTGGTTCTGGAATCAATTTTACGGTAGAGAAACTTACTGTCGTGGATAATTTTATGTACCGGCAGGCCGAGGCACTTGCGCCTTTGTGCCGGGATCCGAGATTTGAAGTTGTGTGCGGGGATGCACGGGATGCGTCCACAATGCGGGAACTCGTGAAGAATCACGATGTTGTGATTCCGCTCGCAGCGATCGTGGGGGCACCCGCCTGTAAGCTGGACCGCGTAGGAGCTGTTACAACAAACCAAGAAGCTATTGCGTTGCTCACAACCATCATGAGCAAAGACCAATGGATGCTTATCCCCATCACAAACAGCGGCTACGGCAACGCTCAAGGTGAATGGTGCACCGAAGATACGCCAATGAATCCTATCTCTGCCTATGGCGAAACAAAAGTCATGGCAGAAAAGATTGCTTTGAGCCGAGAAAATACTATCAGTTTTCGCTTGGCCACCGTATTTGGCATGTCCCCCAGAATGCGTCTTGACCTACTCGTCAATGACTTTGTTTATCGTGCTGTGAAGGACAAGTTTATTGTCCTGTTTGAGTCTCACTTTAAGCGCAACTATATTCACGTTCGTGACGTGGCGCGTGCTTTCGAATTAGGATTAACCAGATTTGATAAGATGCGCGGGCATGCCTATAACGTGGGCCTTTCTGACGCTAATCTTTCGAAGCTGGAACTTTGCGAAAAAATAAAGAAACATGTGGACTTCACGATCCTTGAGGCCCCTGTCGGGGAGGACCCTGACAAACGTGACTACCTTGTGTCGAATGCAAAAATCGAGGCCTGTGGCTTCACAGCCGTTCATTCGCTGGACATGGGCATACAGGAACTGGTAAAAGGCATTGGAATGATGCGCGGCGGGGCCTACACGAATGTGTGATGTGAGGAACAGATGGCCCAGATTTACCTTTTTGACGTTAACATCGGACAGCGTGCTTTCTCGTTTCCCACACCATCGGGTGGCGGAACGATTCAGACAGTGGGCGTGTGGACGCTGACTGCGACTACCGATCCCACAACGACCAACGACACGACTACAGGCATTTCTGTCGGGTCTATTTGGTTTAATTCTACTGCAGGCATGCTGCGTTGGTGGGAGTGTCGCGATAATACGGCTAGTGCAGCAAAGTGGGTATTCTCTGGTGCCGATTACACCAATGGTGGCTGTAATCCTGCCACAGAAGTTACGCAGGCTGGTTCGAGTACGGCACTGATCGCTGCGGAAGGCAATATCAATCGTCAGGTTTTGCCCTCTGGCGTTACTTGTGGAGGCACTGGCGCAGACTATGTTCTGGCAGTCTATGCGTTGCCTGGAAATTTCTTCGATGGATTGGTGGGCACCAATCGCGGTATCACAATCACGGCACAGGGATCTTACTCCGCGAGCGGTAACGCCAAGCGCTGTAAGATCATTTATAACCCACAAGCGGCTGTTGTCGGCAGCAGTGTGAATCTTGGTTCTGGTTCAGTCATAGCGGATACCGGTTCCGGTTCGCCAAACGGAACGGGTTGGTGCCTTGAGGCAAATGTCTTTAAGTACGGCGCTGTGGGTAGTAATACACAGCTAGGTATGCATGTGCTCGCGCAGTCGGGAGGTTCTGTTGTATCTTTGTTGGCGCCTGTGTTGCTTACGGCGACAGAAAGCGGTGCTATAACTATCGCCATAACAGGAAATCCGGCTACAGCAGCTGGCGACATTGCTTTGAATTTCCTGGCTATCAATGCCATGAACTAAACCAAAAGGCGGGGAATAAACTATGGTTGATCTGGTCGTCATTCATCCGGGTGCTGCACACGGCATCTATGGTGAACTTGGAAACCGACTTACGGCGCTTGAACCGCCGTTATGGTCAAGGCTGATTTCAGGCTACATCCGTAAGCGTGGGTGGGACGTGAAGATCATTGATGCGGAAGCGGAGGGATGGGGACCAAAGCAGGTGGCGCAAAAGGTTCAGGAACTGGATCCGAGCCTTGTCTGCATTGCTGTTTATGGGCACCAACCTTCAGCATCTACTCAGCAGATGGTGTCTGCGAGAGAGATCGCGTCGGCTTTAGGTAAGATCGGTTCAGCAATCATAATGGTTGGAGGCCATGTCGCCGCCCTTCCAGCGCGTACGCTTTGGGAAGAACCTGTTAGTTATGCTTGTAACGGCGAAGGTCCTGTTACGATAGAGGGGTTGTTACAATACTATAAGGGGCGTTTTGGTGCGAGTCTGCTTAAAATTCCAGGATTAGTTTATTGGGATGGGGCCGATAAGCCTATAAGCAATCCTCCCGCGCCCCTTATCGAAGACCTCTCTGAGTTTGGCGACGGCTCCTGGGACGATCTTCCTATGGAGAAGTACCGTGCTCATAATTGGCAATGTTTCGGGGACTTGGCACAAAGGCAGCCTTATGCGTCTATTTACACTTCACTAGGTTGCCCGCATGCCTGCGTTTTTTGCTGTATCCACGCACCTTTCAATTCGCGCCGTTACCGCATGCGCGATCCCAAAGAAGTCATCACTGAGATAAAGTACCTTTACGAAAAATACCAAGTACGCACATTCAAGATCATAGACGAGCTTTTCGTCCTCAATGAGAAGCACTACACCACGATCGCACGGGGCATCGTTGATGCCGGGCTCGGGGATAAGATCAACATCTGGGCCTATGCCCGCGTCGATACCGTGCGCGAGGGGCACCTAGCCCTGCTTCGCGCGGCAGGAATCCAGTGGCTAGCGCTCGGGATCGAATCGGGCTCCAAGTACGTTCGCGACGGCGCGCAGAAGCGGCTCAAGAATGATGACATCGCGGCTGTCGTGAAGAGTGTGCAAGACGCAGGAATCAACGTCATCGGGAATTACATCTTCGGGCTGCCAGATGATAATCGTATCACAATGCAGGAGACTCTAGACCTCGCGTTAGAGTTGAACACAGAGTTTATGAACGCATACGTAGCCATGGCGTACCCCGGTAGTCCGTTATACAAAGAGGCTCTAGAGAAAGGCTGGATCCTCCCCGAGACTTGGCGCGGCTATTCCCAGCACAACGATGATTGTCGTCCCCTCGATACGCAACATATCTCCGGCGCAGAGGTACTGGCCTTCCGGGATCAAGCGTTCATCACGTACTTCTCCAGCGATCGTTACCAGACCATGATTCGGGAGAAGTTTGGGGAAGAAACGCTTGTTCATGTTCAAGAGATGCTGCGCTATCGGCTTCCCCGGAAGCTTGTGGCAGCGGCCTAAGCAATGACGCGCGTGTTCCAAGACAAATACGGCCCCAATCATGGAACATGCCTCCAAGCAGCTGTTGCCAGTGTCCTAAGCCTTCCGCTCCACGCCGTTCCCGACATCGCTCACGTGGATCCCGAAATCTGGCAGGCTTTCCTGCTGAGGATGAATCTGGTGGAACTGACCTTGCCCGCTTCGGCCAGACCCGATTGCTACTACATAGCATCGGGTGCCTCAGAGAAGACTGGCCGAGAACATGCATGTGTTTACCGTGCCGGAAAACTCGTGCACGATCCCCATCCGGGGAGAAAGGGTCTATCTAGAATAGACTCCATCTATGTCCTTGTGCCCATGGAATTGGATTATTCGGAGGAAGCCGCTTGAAACTAACCATTACATTACCATCAATCCATGGACATGCTCTCCAGCGTACTTTGGAGAATATCCGGGATACAACGGTCGGTGACCATGAAGTCATCGTGGTTTCCCCTAATGAACCACCGTTTATTGGAAACATCACAACGTTCGTAAAAGATGTAGTCCTGGAAGGTGCCAATGCGGGGCATGCGCAGGCCCTGCACTATGCTCGGGGGGATTTTATTTTCCCTTGGGTAGATGACCATCTCTTAGTGAAGGGCTGGGATGGCGTCTTACTCGAAGAGTTCCTTGAACGGGAGAAGGAACATCAATTTTTTGTGATGGGTGCGCGTAACGCCCCGCACGTGGGTACGGTGTTTGGGATTTATTACCCGTATTTTCCCTTGATGCGTCGTGAGTGGGCCGTACAGACGGGCTGGTTCGATGCCGCGTATCGGTGTGGGTTCGCGGACGCTGATCTTGCGCTGCGTGTGTGGCAAACAGGAGGGCATTGTGAGTGGTCCAATAAATGGGATGACCAGCGAATCATCAAAGGGCATTTGGATGATGGGCGAAAAGGTTCAGCGCCAAACACAACGGATCTGGATACGAACTTGTTTCTGACTCGGTGGTATCCCATCTTCGGTGCAGGTTGGCAGACTGCTGATTTAAGAGACTATAATCGGGATGTTATCCCGGAGCCAAGCCGTAAGTCTTACTCCCCGGACCGAAGAAGACTTTATTAAGGGACGTTTCACATGAGCGGCAATCCTCAAACAAATGCGTCCTTGTACAACGAAATCACTGTAGAACTTGCCTCGTCGAATAATATCACGGCAGCAGAGCTTCGTGGAGTTCTGAATGATATTGTTGCGTCCGGTAACATCGGAACTATTTCCAGTGGGCTGGTATTGGGTAATAATACCGGCAACGTCGGCCCGCCTATTACGTTGACCCCGAGCAATGTGCTTGATCTTATCAGTACCGCTGAAGGCAGTATTCTTGCCCGTAGCGGCACTAGTTGGGTAGCGCTGGCCCCAGGTACGGCTGGGTATATATTAACAACGGAGGGCGGCGCTGCCCTTCCACAATGGACAGCACCTCCCAGTATCGCGACGATCGGCACACCAGGACTTGTTTCTCCTGATGGCATTACGACTACTGTTAACGGCAGCGGAGTTATCTCTACCCTTAGCGGGTGGGCTCTGTTGGCGACAATTACGGTTAGCGGAACCGCTACGGCAGCGATCTCCGACACAACACATTTGACTAACACTTATTCACAATATAAACTTGTATTGCTTAACATTATTCCACAAACGACACAAGAAAATTTACAGCTTTTATTGCATAGCGGAGGTGCTTTTAAAAGTACAGGGTATTTGACGAATATTTATTATACCGTAGGTGGCGCCTTGACGCAAAGCGCTTCAACTACAACATACATACCATTGAACATTAATTCATCTAATTCTAACAATGGCGCAGCAGGAGAACCCGGCATATGCGGAGAAATAAACATTTTCAATCCCTCTTCAGGCAATATTTGCGTGGTAGATGGCAGGACTAACTGGTTAATTAGCTCAGGCACCTCTATTGCCATGAGCATGTTCGAGGGATGTTGGAACAGTGCTGCAGTCATTGATGGTTTTCAGCTAGCTTATGCTTCTGGAAACATTACCGGTACGGTCAAGATTTATGGTATAACCTGATAGGAGCGGGGACCTTGGGATACGCACTCGATGATCACTTTTTGCTGTCGCGGATGCAGCAGATTTTTCTGGAAAATAATATAACTACCGTTGTGGAAACTGGTACGGCTGATGGAGATTCTGCGGTTAGATTTTGCCAGTGTGTTCAAAACTATATAGGCATAGAAATAGATCCTGTAAAAATAAAGCAAACCCAGACACTTTTGGATGCAAATAATTTAACCAACTATAGATTATTATTCGGGGATTCTTCAGAAATCTTGAAAGATGTTGTACCTACTGTGGACGCAGCGCATACATTTTTCTTTTTAGATGCTCATAACTTTTCCGGAAATACGGCATGGCCGTTCTTTTCTGAAGTTCGTGCGCTCGTACCTGGTAAAGGTATTATTGGTCTTCATGATTTTAGAGTACCTGGAAAACCATTTGGTGTAGATGATTACACCCTAAACGACGGTGTTGTGAAAGAGTTTAACTATGATCTGATCAAGAATGTTCTGACTGAGTGGAGTCCTCTGCACCGCATTGAGTACATGCAGGAATCAGACCCAGCATCCTCTTATCGGGGCGCTGCATTTGTTTATCCTAACTGAGGTGCAATTATCTATGACTACTTACACAAAAGCACGTCTTGTAGACAATACCCCCACCACAGAGTCCTGCTTCGCTAAAGCAGAAGCACTGACTCAACAAATTGTTGCCACAGTACGGAATCGCGAAACCTACGTACAAAAAAACGATCTTGATCCTGACTTTTGTCTTCCTGCGTTTCAATGGGATCCCACTGACCTGCAGAACGGTTTTAATGCGGCGTTTGCGCTGATCGCAAATGACCTGCGAGCACAACTTCCCCACCTTCGTTTCCGTTGCCGAATGTTCACCGGCTACACGACTCTTCTCATGGGAACGATACCCAAGGGAGCGGACATTACTGCGCCAGTTCCTGCAGACTTTGATGAAAGTGTTCTCTCCAACGATCCTGGAATTATGGTATGTGGGCTACCGTTGGTAGAGCGCTGGGAAAGGCTCATACAGGATGTGCCGGCAAAATATAGATATTGTGCGCCACCTGTCTTGGGCGAAGTCGGTTGGAAATGGGGAGAGTATACAATTAATTCTGATGTAGTTGGCTATCAGGAGCGGCTGACTCTTCTGCATCGCGCAGGCATTTTTGATAGGTTAGAAAAAATAAAACAACCGCGTATATTGGAAATAGGTGGCGGCTACGGAGCACTTGCCCACGTAATAACTGAGGCTCTCCCTGCCGCCGCGTATTATATTTGCGATTTACCGGAATGTTTGCTGTTCTCTGGTTTGTATCTGACTTGTGCAGGCGACGGCTCCGATAGAAGTGTGGGATTGTTCCCCAATGATTTTGCGATACAACTTGTGCCAAATTACCAAGCGCAATTGATACCGGGAAATTTCGACTTGGTTATTAACACGTTGTCTCTTACGGAAATGTCGCCGCCACAACAGCATGTTTACGGTAATCTTATAAAACAGTGGATTGGTAATGATGGACTGTTCTTTGAACAAAATCAAGGAATCAAGCCGTGGCGCTATATATTTAATAATAACCAAAAGCTTTCTCTTGGAGATATTGAAATACGACAAGGTGTAGTGGAACTCTGGTGGAATTGACATAGATGATACAAGCAAAGCATCTTAGGCGCGATGGCATCGTTACAGACGATCCTATGCCTATACACGAGGTGGATGCGATCGTGGCCCACTTTACTGGGGCTTGTGTTCATCGCTATCATGTTGCTAAGACAGATGTGGAGAACTGTTCCTACCAAGAAGCCCTAGATAAACAATGGGCATATTTTGCGGCAAGTTTCAACGATGTCGTCATGGCACCACATTGGCTTGAACGGGCCATTAGTCATTATAACGATGCCAAGACCTATTTTTCTGGAAGGTCACCTTATCTTTATTCACTGAATGCTTTTTGGACATTTCCTTCTTCACAAATATATTCAGATACACAGGGCTGGCATCGGGACGATAGCGACGGTCCTGATCAATTTACGGTATTCATGTTCGGCACGGATGTGAATTTTTCAGGACGGCATCAGTACGCGCGAGGGTCGAATAATATGCCCTATCGTTCGCCAGATCCCTTCTATGGGGCAGAACCGCCCGAAGATATCGTAACATCTGTTTATGGACCCCGTGGAACAATTATTGTTGAAGATACACATGGCTTGCATCGGGCAGCTTCTACCCTAGATACGCCAAGATTGTTGCTGTGGGCACGATGGAATACTAGTTCGGTACCGTTTGAGTCTTATACGAAAGACGGCTTGTCTCCTTTTCCTAAAGAGATGCTGGGAGATCGCTACCCGAAAGATCCGGTTCTACAGGATGCTATCCAGCTGCTAGTGCGATGATCTAGGGGTAGGACATATGTTGGGGAACTACATATATACGAATCTTGCTGGCACTTTAGAATGCAAAAACTGCCGTAAAGAAGGAAGATCCAAACCAGCGGCGGTAACCTCGCCGCATCCTATGTGTGCCAAATGTGCACTAGAGTGGCTTTTAAAAACAACCCAGAAGGGGGCAAAACATGAAGACCCTGTTCTTCACAACCGGAACACGCGATTGTGAGAAGCTTTGGCAGTCCTATATCAATCTGGGGCACGAGACGCATGTGATGCGCTATGATGTTCCTGGCATCAATATGGTGGAGGTCGCCAAAGCTTATGCGCCGGAAGTGATTATCTACATCGGTGCCATCGGTGATTTTCACTTTGGCCTTCCTGTGCCCTCGCCAGATGTGCTTGAGGCAGTTGGCCGGGTCGCGCCAATGGTACACCTGTGCTCTGACGCAGCGGATCCTCCTTGGTGGGATCTCCTGAACGAGTATTTTTCGAGGCGGGTCTTTGCGGTCCAGGTCACAATCGATGGGTGTTCTGATTCGCCCATGGGCGGCCGTGCCACAGACGCATGCGTGGCGCTTACGCCAATTGATCCGGGGATGTTCCATCCGCGCCCCTGGCACAATCGCATCTACGATTGTGGCTTCGTAGGAGGTGGGGGTGTTCGCATTCCCATGATTCGTGATCTGCAGTCCAAGGTGCCCCTGACGTGGTATTGTAATGGACAAGAGGTCCCGTATTCGGAGATGTGCGGGTTTTATTCTGACTGTCGCGTCGTCTGGAATGCCGCCAACACGGGATCGAACGCGAAGCGCCACGTGAAGGGGCGCGTCGTGGAGGCAGGTCTTGCCGGCGCAGTGCTGATCGAGCCCGATGATTCCCCTCTAAAGCAGTGGTTCGAAAGTGGTGTAGACTACTTGTCCTGGGGTGACTTGGATGAGGCGGCGGAATGGATCAAATACATCCTGAACAATCCCAGTATGGGGGAAGCTATGGCGGCGCGGTTTCATCAAAAGATGGTGAAATACCACGCTGCTGGAGTTTTTTGGGATAAAGTTTTGGGGATGGTGAAGGCGCGAGAACTATGCCAGTCAGCGTAACAGGCGGAAACAAAATCGGTCCCTACCTGACTAACCTTGTTGCTCGGGCCAGTCGGGGCGGGACTTTGCGTGTGGGGTTTCTTCCGGGAGATACCTATCCAAATGGCGTCAGTGTGGCCAGCGTAGCAATTTCGAATAATTTTGGGGACCTTGCTAGGAACATTCCGGCGAGGCCCTTCTTTTCGAATCTGGCGCGGAGTCAGCGGGCTGCGTGGGCGAAGCGTCTCAAAAAGTTGATTAGCGAAAATAATATGAACGTGTACGATGCGCTGGAGGATTTGGGGGTGCAGATCGTTGGCGAGGTTCAGCAATCTATTATGACGTTCATAGGGACTCCCTTGAGTCCCGTTACTATACGACGCAAAGGATTTGATAAGCAACTTATAGAAACTGCTAGATTATTAGAATCAGTATCTTTTAGCATCGGTGCGAGCAAGGAAACAGGAGAATAAAAATGAAGGCTAACAGGAACAAAGAGAGTTTGTTGACACAAGCGCAAGTGTGGAAGCTATTTAACTATGATCCACACACGGGTTTGCTTACTAGACTTACACGTGCAAGTACACGCGCTAGAATTGGTGACGTTGTTAGTAATGTAGATAATAGGGGATACCTTAGAGTTAAAATTAATGGTTTTTGCTACAGTGCACATCGTTTAATCTACTTCTACGTTAAAGGCATGTGGCCTGTAGACCAAATCGACCACGCTAATGGCGTGAAAACTGATAATCGATGGTGCAATCTACGCGAGGCTACGCAATCCCAAAATAATGCAAATAGAGGTAGGGCTCGCAACAATTCTTCTGGATTTAAAGGAGTTGACTTACTTTATTCAAATTTTTGGCGAGCTATGATTAAAGCTAACAAGAAAAACAAGGTACTGGGCTACTTCGATTGTCCTGCTGCAGCACATTTCGCATATCTGATAGCAGCCGACAAAGCATTCGGCAAGTTCGCCAGAGCCGCATAAACACTGGAGGTTGTAAAAATGCAGTTCCTATACTGGACCGCGAATCATAATACTGCAGGACAACGCTCGCTTGAAGACCCGATGGGAATCATGGGGAAACAGCTTCAGTCTCTCGGCCACAGCGTCGTGTGGGATCCCCGAAATGAAAAACTACTTCCTCAACAGGAGGGTTTAAATATTATAGTCGAGGGCTTCATGCCCGCTGCTGTGCCCGTTATTGAAGACTATTATCGTCAAGGTGCCCGCTTCATTTGTCTTGCCACGGAAGAGCCATCCGCACGCGGATTCAACCATGGACGCGATCCCTCTATGGTTATTCGCCAAGCAACATTCCCTGCTGCCGCTAAATTCTTTGAAGGGATCTTTCATCTAGTTCCCGGAGAACACGTCGGAGATTGGTACAAGCAATACGCCCCTACGTCCTATGTAGAGCTTGGCTACGCGCCTTCTCTGGTTCGGGGCGGAGATACTATCCCCCCAATTTACGACTTCGGCTTCTTCGGATCACTAACTCACCGACGCATGACAATCCTGAAGCGCCTTGCCAAGAAAACCTCCAACCCCAAAGCTATAAGAATAGAAGGCACGTTCGCAGCCCAGGACGAGCGGGACAAAATCATGCGCGAAGCCAAGGTTATTCTCCAAGTTAGAAAATTCAGTGAGATGGGATTGGTGTCATCTACAAGATGTAACACAGCCCTCCACATCGGACGCCCTGTGATAGGCGAAGCCCACGAGCTATCCGATCCCTGGGATAAAATCGTAACCTTCTCGAAGGCCTGCAAAACCTGCACCGAAGGCGGGAACAACGGGCGAGGAAGAAACTTTCTTTGCGATGTTTGCGTCGATAACTTCATCGATCTCGCTCTGCTCACAAAATCAATGTGGAAGCCTGTCTATGCGAGACAGTTCGAGACGTTTCGGACCATGCTAACACCCGATTACTGTGTCGGTCGCGCGTTCCGTGAAATCGGCATGGACATCTCTGGAAAAACTTTCCGCAAGATAGACCCCATCGCAGCATAGGATTTGCGTCATGTTCACGACACTCCTCTACGGCTTCTGTGCCTACATCCACATCTTCTACGGCCAACCCCTCGTAGGCATTGGCTACGTCTTCCAGGGCGAATGCATCTCCCACGTGTCGATCGGAGACACAGGGAAAGACGATCTCACCTATGGGGAGCACTCCTTCAACGTGAAGATTCTGGATGAGAGTCGCAGCCCTGCTGCGGAAATCACTTTGGACGGGATGAGGAAGTTCGTGGTAACGCTGGATGAGCGGGCCTAGCCGTGTCCGATAAGACACTCTCAATTGTGGAGCTAGAAAGAATCTACCTCGTGGTAGACGAAGAAGAGGTCATTCTGGCCGAAACAAAGACCCGAGAAGAGGCTGCTGCTTACATTGAGGAAAACTGGAGAAAGCTGCCTTGAATCTTCACAGCATCGCCGCAGGCGCCATCTCCGCTGTCAATCCCATGCAGAGCGCCGCTATTCAGATCAGCAACGGTTACCTGACCGGGGCACAGGGCCGGCGCGGGCCGTCCTATTTGCCGGCCGTCACTGTATCCGCACAGGTCCAGGAACTCACCGCCAAGGACCTTCGGCACCTGGATCAATTGAACATCCAAGGATCGAAGAAAAAAATCTACATGAACGGCATCGTCAGTGGTACAGTGCGCGTCAACAATCAGGGCGGGGATCTGGTAACGCTACAAGACGGCACGGTGTGGCTGACAACTGCCGTGCTGGAGCAGTGGCCCGATTGGGTGGCTGTTAGTGTGACGCTACAGGACGGGTCTTAGTCCATAAGGTGGATATTAATGACCGTAGGTTATCACTGGCCCAATCTCCCAAACTCAACGACTGCACCAAATTATTTGGGGCTTGTTGGCGGCGGCGCCGTCGTCTGGCAGCCGGCAGATACATCCCTTACACGCCCCAACAATGCTACAACCTATACAGCAGGGGATGCTATAGGTTCTTCCAGTGCTATCTTATTTAGTTGGAGCAATACCCCATTTTTCCGTTCTCCAGGGTCTTCGGCGCTGATAACGGGTGCCCGTATCGTAATGAGCGCCGCAGGCATTACGACAGGTAGCGTGGGTTCTACTTTTTTGTATTTATATAATGCTCCGCCGACTATTGCCGGTTTATCAGATAACTCTCCATTTCCATTGCTTTATTCTCCAGATGATCAGTACAGACAGGGCCTTCCACTGACGGCAACGACGTGGGTTCCTACGACACAGGCTGCCGGTTCAACTCTGGTTGAGGCCTTCGCACAACCTTCGGCAGCACAAGTCCCAATAATCGCACAACCAACCTCCCAAAACCTTTACGGGGTGCTTGTCGCAGGGGCGGCATGGACTCCCGTGGCGAACGCAGTTGTCCAGATTTATCTCAGCGCAGTCCTTGACTGATAGGAGACGGAAATGTCTGCTATAACACCAATCCAAAAGACCTCGGTTATCTTGGGAGCGACTCCTGGGTGGGTTAATACACTTTCCCAGGGAGTTCCCGGAGCAACAGCCGCTTATAATTTCCAAACTGACCAGTATTGGTCGGCAGGAAACCCAAGCGGTGGGTTGGGTGTAATCTCTACGACACCTCAGTACGTAATTTGGTCGGATGGACATGTATCATTAGTTGCAGCAGGAAGCCTACCCGTATCTGATCTTGGACTTGCCATATGGGAAGCCTCCAGTAATCAGATCGTTAGCACAAACAACCTGTCTTCTTGGTCCGCTACCAATATGACGGTGGGCGTGACTACTGGTCCTGATTTAATCAATAGCTCCGCATCTACGATCATGGCCACAGCCAACAATGCTACGATTACAACGACTACTTTAGCAATATCTTCGAGCAATCAGCAAGCTTCTGCGTTCGTGCAACGGATAACTGGTAGCGGCGCCGTCAGCATGACAGTGGATGGGGGGACAACGTGGCATACTATTACGGTTACATCCAACTGGAATCAGGTCAGCATTCCTCAACAGACGTTATCGTCTCCGGTGTTTGGTCTAAAATTGGCCACCAGTGGTGATGAAATTGCCGTATGGTGTGCCCAGGTTGAATCCGGGCTTTTGGGTCCAGGCCCCACAGCCCCAATGCCGTCAACTGCTTCGACACGTAATATTCCAAGTATTACGTTTGTGCCCTCTTCTTTGGAATCGTTCACTGTTCTGTTGGACACGAATAATGTGAGCTACGTGGGCAGCGTTGGACTTTATATCGGCGGATATAAAATGATCCAGTTCCCCAGCGGGACAACGGTTCAAGATTATGAATCGGTGATTCCACTCGTAGCTACACTTGGATCGGGAAATCTGACTACCGGACCATGCAGCACTGCCTATGCTAGCGACAGTAATAGTGCTTCGCTGGTAGCAAATCTTGGCACCGTGGCTGCTGGAGGCAATTCTTTCCCGCTGTCCTCACCCGGATTTTCTTTTTACATTGGATCATCGGCGGGGAATGCTTTGGCACTTGATGGCTATGTCACATCTCTTGTTTTCTGGCCATCACGGGATGCAACGCTTCAGGCACTTACCTAAAGATGACTATCTCTGTCGTACCTTCTCAGGACGACATCCAGACGGTCCTCGTATCGTTTCTGGGAAGTATTTTACCAATAGGCACAGAGATCTTCGAAGGTCTAGACAATCGCGTCCCTGAGCCCGCTGTGACGAATTTCGTGGTGTTCTCGCCGGTCCAGCGAATCCGTCTGGCCACGAACATAGACTCCTACGCCGATACCGTATTTACGGGGTCCATAACCGGAAACATTCTGACGGTAGCCAGCATCTCCCAGGGGGCGCTCGCTCTGGGATCCACTGTGTTCGGAACAGGTGTTCAGCCCAGTACGACTGTAGCGGGGTTTGGTCCGGGCGTAAGCGGTGGCGCAGGTGTCTACACGGTTTCACCGCCCCAGAACACGCCCTCTCAGCCGATGGCTGCAGGTACGTTTACCCTACAACAAAATACCGAAGTGATCTTTCAACTTGACGTTCATAGCAGTGTCGTGGGCGTTGCCGCCGACATGGCGCAAGCAATCACGACTGCTTTCAGAGATCCCTATGCGGTCGATCTTTTTTCTGGTATTAACCCGCTTGTGTCTCCGCTGTACGCGGATGATCCGAAGATGATCGCTTTTGTTTCAGGGGAAGAGCAATATGAGTCCAGGTGGGTGGTGGAGGTGCGGGTGCAGGCCAACCAGCAACTCACCGGGTTCCCGCAGCAGTTCGCGGATGTTCTGAACATCAACCTTCAGGTACTACCATGAAGGTAGTTACTTAAGGAACACCAAATATGTCCACTGTACCTGCATCACAGTTTGTTAATGTTACGCCCTCGGTCTTAGCAGCAGCTGGAACAGCGCTCAGTCTCAGCGGCTTGTTTCTGACACAGAATACCCGCGTGCCTATTGGGGCGATTCTTCAGTTTCCATCCGCATTATCGGTTGGGAACTATTTTGGTCTGTCTTCCTCTGAATATACTGCGTCGCAGGTTTATTTCAACGGGTTTAGTATCTCTACGACAAAGCCAGGAAATCTTGTTTTCACGCAATATCCTAGTTCTGCAGTAGCGGCGTATCTTCGTGGCGGCAGCGTTGCGTCTTTGACATTGGCGCAGTTGCAGGCCATCAGTGGATCATTGACTATCGTATTTGACGGTTTTTCACGCACGGCGGCGTCGATCAATCTTTCTGGTGCGTCCTCGTTTTCGTCCGCAGCAAGCACTATCCAGACTGGTCTCAACGGCAGTATCGCGGCGTCGGCAACAGTCACTGGCTCGGTGTCGGGCACGACATTGACCGTTACTGCAGTTTTGACCGGAACCATTGCGCTAGGCCTCACCGTCACTGGCGGCACAGGTATTGTCGCGGGCACTTACGTAGCTTCACAGCTTACTGGGACGGCGAATGGGACAGGTACTTATCAGCTGAATCAGGCAGGATCTGCCTTGTCTCAAACTATTACGATGACCCCAACGAACGTGGCGGTGACTTATGATTCTACGTCGGGGGCCTTCGTCGTTACTTCAGGCATAGTTGGAGCAATCTCTACATCTGCTTATGCCACAGGAACGATCGCCAGTAGTCTTATGTTCACCCAAGGCTCGGGTGCCGTGCTTTCGCAGGGCGCAGCGGCGGCGATCCCTGGCACCTTCATGGCTACGCTTATCCAGTCGTTCCAGAACTGGGCCTCGTTTAAGACGTTGTTCGATCCAGATGGCGGTTCCGGTAACACACAGAAACTGGCATTTGCCACATGGAACAACACGACGAACAACAGATACACTTATGTGTGTGCCGATACCGATGTCACACCAACACTGTCAGTGCCGGCAACAGCGAGTTTGGGTTATCTCCTTGCCCAGTCTAATATCAGCGGGACACAGCTTATTTACGAACCGGCAGGTGTCTCCGGGCTTCATGGCGCCGATTTTATCTGCGGCTGCATCGCGTCGCTCAACTTTAACCAGCTTAATGGTCGCGCCACGTTTGCTTATCTGACGCAATCTGGTCTGCAGGCAGGTGTAACAAATCAGGGGGTTCTGACGAACCTCATAGCTAATGGCTACAACTGTGTTGTCGCCACCGCAACAGCCGCCACCAATTTTGTTTATTACTATCCTGGGTCTGTGTCTGGGGCATTCACCTGGGCCGACACTTACGTCAACCAGATCTGGATGAATAACGCCTTCCAGCTTGATCTGATGGAACTGGTCACAAGTATCGGGTCGATCCCATACAATACCTATGGCGACACGCTGATCGAGACTTCGCTTTCCGGGACGATCCAGCAGGCACTTTCATTCGGCGCGATTCGTTCTGGGATCACCTTGTCGGCCACGCAGATCACGGCAATCAACAACGCGACCGGAAACACCACCGCTGCGAATACGATCGCAAATCGGGGCTGGTATATCCAGATTCTTCCCACACCTCCTGCTACGCGGCAGGCGCGTGGCTCGCCGCCAATTACGTTCTGGTACACAGACGGTGAATCCGTGCAGACGATCAATCTCGCATCGGTCGTGCTCTTGTAAGGGATAGATCGCCATGTCGTTAACCGCTGCTAATGCAACGATCCTACTGTCCGTGCCCTTATTGTTTCCGATCCCTTTTCAACTAAAGGGGTTTGCGGCAGATGATGTCGAAGACACTGACCCGATCGAAATGGTCGAAACGCTCATGGGAGTGGACGGCAATCTATCGGCGGGGTTCGTATTCGTGTCGGTCAAGCAGGCCTTTCATCTACAGGCGGATTCGCCCTCCATTGCCTACTTCGACCAATTGGGCATGGCACAGCAAGCCATCACGGATGTGTACTCTATTAATGGCACTATCAGTCTTCCAGGCGTAGGGTTGAAATGGGCTATGACGAACGGATTTATGACGGGATATCCAATCGTCGGGTCCGTCAAGAAATTGATCCAGCCAAGAACGTTCACGATAACTTGGAACCAAGCGACATCATCTAGTATCTAGACTTAGAACTTGGGCGGGGAGACAGAATCAGTGCGTAATACAAGGCTTGTTCAGATTCAAACAGACGATCCAAATAACAGGGATCGCGGCAAGACGTTTGTAATAACCGAAATGCCGGTATTCCAGGCAGAGAAATTTGCCGCTCGGGCTTGGTTAGCTATATCGAACGCCAACGTATCGCTCACGGAAGAAGAATCAGCCAATGTCGTCACGAACGCAGGCTGGGCAGGCCTTGCGTTTTTGAGTCTCCGGGCACTTGGCAATGCCAAGTTTACAGACATCGAGCCTCTTCTGGACGAAATGATGACCTACATCAAGATCATCCGCGACATGAAGAATCCGGACATGAGTTATCCGGTGCTTGAATCCGATGTCGAAGAATTAACAACCATGATAACTCTTAGAAAAGAGTTCATTGATCTCCATACTGGTTTTTTTTCAAGAGGCGCCGGGTCGTTGGCCTCGGCCTGGGCGCCGAATCCAGCGGCTACTTGAAGTACACCAATGTCGAGCCGCTGACCGGCGCAGTTGTGTCTCTAAAGCTGGCTACCCTGCACGAGTGCCAGACTGTGTACGGGATGGAGGACGCCTACGATTTGTTGGAGATCGCCGCTGTGGATGCTAAGAACGCAGAGAAGCTGCGGAAGAAACAGAAGGCTGGCTCCTCTTGACGCCCATCGATCAACTTATCGTTACTTTGGGACTCGACACGCGGCCCCTCATTGCTGGCGCTCGCCAGGCGATAAAGATTTTCAATCAGACTTCCGCCCAGATCCAGAAACAGACACAGGGCATCTCCGCATCTAGCAATACCGCAGCTGCGGGGATGAATGCGCTTCGGCTGGGCGTCGCCGGCCTCGCAGCAATCGTCGGCGTGGTCGGTACGCGCGAGCTTATCGAGTGGAACAAGCAGATGACAGAAGCGGGGTCGAAGACCTATCGCTTCGCCAACCGCATCGGTTCTACTGTGCCCGTCGTCAATCAGTTACGAGGGGCTGTACGTATTGCGGGAGGCACGTTCGAGGACGCCGACGCGGGTCTGACAGGTATTACGGACGCGTTGCAAAAATGGCAGTTGCTGGGAGTAGCCACACCAGCACCGTTTTTGCGCCAATTCGGCGTCGATCTTGCTGCTTTTGATCCAAACAAAGCAGAAGATATGATCCGCTTAGTTAACACATTAGCAAAGGGGGCTACAAACCTCAAGCCAGGTCAAGTTAATGCTTTATTAGGGGGGATATTCCCGCCTGGATTTATAGATTTAATTCTTCAAGGTCCTGCCAAAGTTAAGGAGATTCTTGCGACTGCAGAAAAATACGCTAGAAATAGTGAAGAAGCTGCAAAAAATGCGCGTAAATTGGACGAGACTCTCGGAACCACAGCTTTAATTTCTAAAGCCATAGGCGAGTATATCTACAACTGGTTTTCTCCCTATAATCTTAGAGCTGCTGAAAAGTTCAAGAGCATTATGGAGGAAATTGCAGAGTATATGGGAGTTACAGGAGGCAAGGGATTCTGGTCTAATTTGGGAGAATCCCTTGCTAATGGCGCATATAATCTAGGTAACTTGTTTTTACCTATAGACAGAATTAAGCGATATCTTTTCGGAGGAGGTGCTTCCGAATCTCCAGGCGCGCATGGTCGTTGGGGCGTCTCCAACTCACGCTGGCGTTCCGGATTGAACGTGGGCCAAGGCTACTCGGTCGGGCGTCCAGACATCGTGTCCTCTGCCACAGGACTTCCTGTGAAGGCAGGAGAGTTCAATTCCGGGGGCAATGTCAACGCAACGACAGTGGCGCTTGCAGGAGACATCTACCGGGCAATGTCCGGGGACATCTCTCAGTTCACAGGCTTTAACGATCGTTTCCATCAGGGCATGGGATCTCGGCATGAGACGGGTGAGGCTTTTGATTTTACGCTTAAAGACCCTTCGCGTGCTGCCGAGGTTATAAGACAAATCCACGCAATGGCCCCGAAAGCGCGCGTGCTTAATGAATATACGAACCCTTCACCCGGCTCTAATGGTGGCCACATTCATGTTACTATAAATGTTAATGGCTACTCAGCCAAAGATGCCAATATCATGGCAGATACGACTGCTAAGAGATTACAGGACGCCCTTGGCTCGGCAAACGGGTCTAACTGAGGGATAGATCAGGATGCCCAATGTTCCTTCTTTGCCCGGTGTGCCTCCGCTGCAGGGGACGCAGGTCTCTATCACCGCGCCGATTATTCTTGCCGCAGACGCAGTAAACTTTACCAATAACTTGTTTGGAGTTACACAATGGGGAATCTACCAGAATGGTGTGTTAGTTATTAAACCAGATAGTATAGTGGATTTTGGCTACAATCACGCTTATAATGTTAGCAATTATCAAGTAGAAGAAGGCGGATTTCAAAGCTACGATAAGGTACAGCTTCCTTTCGAGGCCCGTATTCGCATGGCAATCGGCTCCGGTGGAGGACTAAGCATTTTATCTACGGGCTACTTCAAGAAACAACAGTTCCTTACTATTTTGGAAAGTATCGCCGGTACGACAAATCTATATGATATTCATACGCCCGATGCGATATACTATAGTGCAAATATTACAAGGCTTGGTTACGACCGGTCTGCACAACGTGGCGCCACCTTGCTTGTTGTAGACGTGTTCTTTCTTGAAGTACGGGTCAGTGCAACGCAGCAGTTTTCCAACACGCAAACTCCTTCCGGAGCCAATCCAACAAATGGGGGGCAAGCTGCGCTAACTGCGCCGACATCGACACAAGCAGCGACAACTTCGACCATAACTGGAAATCAATGATGTTGATTATATCTATAAATCCTGTGCCATCGCAGTCCATACAGGTTAATTTATCTGGACAGAACGTCCAACTTAACATTTACCAAAAGTCTACAGGATTATTTATGGATGTGTATCTTGGTGGTACGCTACTCGTGGGCGGCGTGATCTGCCAGAATGAAAACTTGATCGTCAGGGATACCTATCTGGGGTTCCCTGGAGACCTTGCGTTCATAGATAACGTGAGCGACACTGATCCTTACTACACTGGATTAGGTACGCAGTATTCCTTGGCTTGGCTACAGCCGAGTGATGTTGCTGCGGCCACCAACTTACCGGTCAATGTGAGCTAGCAATGGTCACGAATCTTGGAACCATCTACGCTACCCCACAAAATCCAACGACATCTCCGTCGAATCCGTCACCGTTCATACAACGGCTGATCAATGTCACCTTTACGCTTGGCACAGGCACTTTTGCAAACACTGGTTCCAATTCCGTAACCTTGTCGGGTCTTCGCACTTCTGCTCGGATCGCAAATGCTGGAGGTTATTCTACTGCTCTTTTGGACATGGATATTTACGGCATGCCCTTAAGTCTTATGAATCAACTGGCTCTTTTGGGTCAACGGATACAGTATCTACCAAGAAATCAGATTACGGTTGAAGCTGGAGATTCTTCTACGGGATTAGGTATTGTGTTCACCGGGGATGTCATGGAAGCAGCTTTTGACGGAGATCCGGCCCCTGATGTGCCCTTTCGCGTCGAGGCTAGAACAGGGGCAACTGCAGCAGTATTTTCTTATCCACCCCAATCTTTTACCGGATCAACAGACGTAGCAACCATTCTCGCAGGACTTGCTAGTGCTGCCGGATGGCGGTTCGAGAACAACGGCGTTTCCGTAAAAATTCCACGGCCCTACCTTTATGGTAGTGTCATGGATCAAATAACAAAGGTGATACAACAAGCCAATATTCAATCTAATCTCGGTGCGGAAGGCTGTCTTGCTATCTGGCCCAAGAACGGTAACCGAAGTGGTACGGCGCCAGTAATTAAAGCTGGGGCAAATATGATAGGATACCCACGCTTTCATGCGGCGGGCATTACCGTTCGCGCCGTCTACAGTCCATCTGTCGGGCTCGGTCCCCCTGGACCCGTGGGAACCTCTGCTGGAGGTGGCGTGCAGCTTGGTGGTCTCATTCAGATACAAGGAAGTATTCTTACCCAAGCGAACGGCACTTGGAAAGTCTATGCTTTGGATCATGTGCTTGAATCGATGTTTCCTAACGGACAATGGTTTAGTACCATAAAAGCTGTCTACACGAACATGGTATCTCCTATATCATAAGGGTGTAACCAACGTGGTTGAATCGGCAACTTCCGGATCTTCCCAATTAGAACCAACCGATTTTACATCTAGGTGGAGCGTAACTGCGTTCATAGTCAAGCAAGCCATCGCCAAGATCGTCACAATGATGCCCGTCAAGGTCATCTCCGTTCAGGGGGGCGCTGGTGCGCTCGGAGCAGCCGGCACGGTAAGCGTCCAGCCGCTCGTGTCCCTGCTTGACGGCAACGGCAATGCGTCACCCCATGGCGTCATCAACGGGCTCCCTTACTTTCGGATGCAGGGGGGCACGACGGCGATCATCATGGACCCGGCAGTCGGAGATGTTGGGTACATTCACGCCTGCATGCGGGACATGTCCTCTGTCGTAGCCAGTAATGGGCAAGTGTCTACGCCCGGTTCCTATCGAACCTATGATTTTTCTGACAGTATTTATGTAGGGGGCATTCTCAACGCGACGCCGACACAGTACGTGCAATTCAATTCCTCGGGTGTTACCATCGCGGACGGCAATGGGAACATCATCACGATGAGCAGTTCAGGCATCGCCATCACGGGTAACCTGACCGTCACCGGAACGGTCATCGCGGGCTATGGCGGAGCTGATCAGGTAGGGCTCACGACGCACAAGCATGGTGGCGTCACGACAGGCAGTGGCACCTCGGCAGCACCGACAGCGGGGACGTAGGCCGTGTCGGCTACACTTTTGTTGGATCAACTGGCCTGGGATCTTCTCATCGATATTGATGGGAACATCGCACTAGCTACGGATCCCTATTCAATCGCCCAGGACGCGGCGAGCGCGATCAAGCTTTACTTGGGCGAGCTTTGGTACGATACGACACAAGGTGTACCGTATGACCAGATTTTGGGGCAATTCCCATCGTTAACTTATATCAAGAGTCAGCTTGTCAATGCAGCATTGACTGTTCCTGAAGTAGTCTCCGCTCAAGTATTCATATCCGGTTTTGCAGGCAGACAGCTTTCCGGGCAAGTGCAAATAACTACGACATCAGGCAGTACCTCTGCGGCGAGTTTTAATACGTTTGTAACGAACTTCAGTACCTGAGATAACGCATGGCTATAACCACCAATGTCCCTGTACCTACTTTCGGCCCTACCGGCTATGTCGTGCCGGCCGAAAGTGCGATTCTTACCGGTGTTTTGGCCGATATCAATACAGCGTTTGGGGGCAACTTAAATACGACCAACCTGTCCTCTCCGCAGGGGCAACTTGCTTCCAGTGAAGCTGCAATCATCGGCAATACCAACAATATCTTTTTGTTTCTTACGAATCAATTCGATCCTGCTTACGCGTCGGGAAGATACCAGGATGCTTTGGCAAGACTTTATTTCCTAAATCGCAACGGGGCGCAGCCTACTGTCGTTCAAGCTGTTTGCTCCGGCGGGTATAACGTTCCCATCCCCACAGGAGCCCAGGCACAAGCCGCTGATGGAAACATCTATACCTGCACGGCAGGGGGTACCATCCCGATTGGCGGGTCCATAACACTGCCCTTCGCCTGTAACGTCGTAGGCCCGATTTCATGCCCAGCTGGTACGCTTAATACGATTTACCAAGCTATTCCTGGATGGGATTCGATCACCAATCCCACGGCAGGCGTCGTGGGCCAAGCCACAGAATCAACGACGCAGTTCGAACAACGGCGCCAGGCTACTGTTGCAGCAAACTCTGTTAATGCAGTGGCTTCTATTCAAGGAGCACTCCTGAGTGTTCCCGGTATTCTTAGTGCCTATATTACTGAAAACGCCACCAGTTCTCCCGTAACGGTTGGGGGGACAACATTAGCCGCAAATAGCCTTTACGTGGCGGTCAGCGGTTCGGCCGCGCCCTCGGCAATTGCCAATGCGATCTGGAGCAAGAAACCTCCGGGTTGTGCATACAATGGAAATACTTCTTACGTTGTCAGCGATACGTCCTATCCGGTACCTTATCCAACTTACACAGTAACCTGGATGACGCCCACCAATTTGCAAATAGCATTTGCCATTAATATTGTTTCTTCTGCGGCCGTGCCGTCCAACGCGGCAACGCTTATTCAGAACGCAATTGTGTCCGCGTTTGCCGGTGGCGACGGCGGCTCTATCGCAGGCATTGGAAATCTTATCCTGGCATCGAGATATTATTCCACGCTCGCAGCGCTCGGTTCCTGGGCACAAATCCGTACTTTCTACGTTGGATCGGCCAACAGCGGATCTGCTTCGGTCTTGGGCAGGATTTCCGGAAACACCCTGACGATCCAGACTGTGACCTCGGGTACGGTTGCAGTCGGACAGACCGTGACGGGATCGCTGGGGGACATCACGATCGGAACACAGGTCACAGCACTGGGCTCGGGGGCAGGCGGTACAGGAACCTATGTCGTCTCCACAGCACAGTCCATCGGAGCAACCTTCACGGCCCAAGGAACAAGCACAGTTATGACTGCCTCGGCCGTGTCCGGGACGATCAGCGCCGGTTATTATATGGCCAATGGCACGGGTATTTCTGCAAACACATACATAATAGGCCAGCTATCGGGCACGATCGGAGGTGCCGGGACTTATTCGGTAAATAACATACTCAACCTTCCTGTAGGCGTGTCGGCATCAGCTAACGAAGCCATGACGATGGTGTCGGCTACCCTGACATCTGTGCAGACAAATATAAACCAGCAGCCCGTCACCAGTGTGGGTAGTATTACTGTAACTGTAACATAGTGGGAGGAACGAACTCTCATGGCTACAAATGATTTCAGTGCCTACGACTTCGTTGCTGCAGACTTTTTTGTCTCAGTGCTTGGTACTCCTACGGGGCCACCCTACCCGCCTGCGCCTGTCGGCGGATCCAATGCAATTGGCGCATTTACGATTGCTACCAGTCCGGTTGGTACTATTTCTGCGTTCAATTATTGGGAAACCGTAATCAGCCAATACGCTAATTCGCCTATATTAACACAGCTTATTGCCAATTTTTTTCAATACATCGATCCCACACAGCTTATAGATAGTTTTTACGATAACATGTTTAACATCAACACTGCGCAAGGCTACGGCCTTGATGTGTGGGGAAGACGTGTGGGCATCCCGACACGTGTCATAAATGTTGCTGGTGGAAAAAACTTGGGCTTTGCCGAAGCCTTGTCGGTTCCTCCCGGACAAGTTGATACAAACATCGATCCGTTCAATCAGTCGCCTTTCTATTCGGGAGGAGGGTTGACCAGTAGCTATGCCTTGTCCGATACTAGCTTTCGTACTTTGATATTTGCCAAGGCGCTGTCCAACATATCCAATGGGTCTATTCCAGCAATAAACCAGTTATTACAAAATCTGTTTCCTAATCGTGGGCAATGCTACGTCATAGATAACCTAAATATGTCTATGACATATTACTTTACATTTGCGCTGACCGCTGTTGAGCAGGCTATTCTTGAGCAAACAACTGTGCTACCGACGCCTGCGGGCGTGTCATCAACCGTTGTCTTCTTGTAGGGCCGCGATTCCATGCAATATACCGCCATTCCTACAAAAATATCCACATATTGGGCGCAGAACGCGTCGGGTTCGTACGTACGTACGCCCCCAAACACCAGTCAAATCGGTGTCAATCCCGGATACGCGTCATGGCCTGACGGCTTCGTTCCGCTGAATCTGACTGCTGAAGCTGCGGGGGGCATCCCCCCGTATGGTCAGGACATGAACGGTGTCCTGCGAGCCATTTCACAGTGGTTGCAATTTACCCAGGCGTTTGGCGGTCTCCCCTACGATTCGGCCTTCCAAACTGCGATCAGCGGCTACCCGCAAGGCGCGGTGGTACAGTCTATTTCTTACGTTGGCACCACTTGGTTTTCTCTTGTCGATAACAACACGACCAACCCTGATTCAGGGGGCGACAACTGGATCACCATAGGCGACGGTGCTCGCAATGATATGAAGTGGCGTCCCACATCGGAATCACTTCCTGGCTGGATCATTGCGAACGGAACCACGATCGGCAGCGCATCCTCGGGGGCCGCCCAGCTTGCTGCCGCGAAGTGCGCGGGTGTCTACGCCTGGCTCTGGAATAACTTCTCCAATGCCCTTTGCCCGGTCACAGGAGGCCGGGGCGCGACCGCTGCAGCGGACTTCGCGGCGAACAAGACTATCGCTGTCCTGGACATGCGCGGCATCGCCCCTGTGGGCGCCGACACGATGGGAGGCTCAACGACCACGAAGCTGGCCGGCGTGCCTATCACGACGGGAGGCCTCGCCGTCGCCACGGCATCAACTTGTACGATCGCGGCGGCCACGACGGCACAGATCGAGGCTGGAAACGTTCCTGCTGTCCTGACGGTTGGCGGCACGATCACGGGCACATGGGCTCCTGGCATGACCGTGAGCGGATCCGGTGTCACAGCAGGCACCGTGATCGTAAGTCAAGCCTCGGGCACGACCGGCGGAAATGGTACCTATAACCTGAATCAGTCGGTGTCTGTGGCCTCCAACACAGCGATGACCGGATACACTGCCCAGGCGCCGGGTACTGTGATCGGTGAGAACACCCACATTCTTACAGTCCAGGAAACGGCGGCGCATACCCACTTATACAACACGACGGGCGGTAACCTTGCGGTCGGCGGGGGCGGCAACTCTGCGGCGCAGTATGGCTCAACTTCTTCTGGCGTAACGGGTGGAGGTCTCGGACACAATAACGTATCTTTGGCCCTTACTGGGTACTGGTACGTGAAGCTGTAAGGATATCTCAAATGCGGTTAGTAACCAAACTTCTTGTATCTTTTGTTGGACTGGGCGTCCTCCTCGCTTCAGTTGTCTATGTTTCGGGCCAGTCCAGTCCGGGGCTTATCTTCGGGCAGATCCCGACTGCGGCACAATGGAATAGTTATTTTGCGAATAAGCTTGATTACAATGGCTACACACCCCTGAATCCGGCAGGCGGCACGATGACCGGGCCGCTTACGACGGCTCCGTCTACGACGGGGGCTGCGGGATTTAACATTCCAGCAGGTACTGCGCCGACCTCGCCCAATAATGGAGACATCTGGAACACGGGAACGCTGCTTGGGTCCCGTATCAACGGCACCACTGTTGGCTTATGGCCCTGGGAATGTTCTTGGGATAATACGCCTTTGCTGGCTTGCGTAACCGCCACAACGGCGCGGCCTCAAATCGTTTACGAGAACACCACGGCGGACGCGTCTAATCCAACTATTCTTCTTGCCAAGTCCAGGGCTGTGGGAAATACGCTCACAAGCGATTTGCTTGGCGCGATCACTGGATACGGCTATGCCAATTCAGCATATCAAGCGGCCACGAACATACAGTTCGCCCAAGCGGCATCTTCATCGGGAAGCAACATCCCAACCAAAACTATACTCTATACGAGCAATGCTGCTGGATTACTAAATCAGTCTTTGACCTTTGATAATCTTGCCCATGTTGGTGTTACACCGTCTGCCGCGCCTACGGTACAGGGGGCGAGTTGTGGCACCACGCCCGGTAGCCCGGCAGGTGGGGATTTTTCTGGACGCGTCACGGAGGGCACCACTGCGACGGGCTGTATCATTAATTTTGCGGGGACGTATGCTAATGCGCCATACTGCATTGCACAATTAGGCACGGCGAATGCTGTAGGGGTTACTACGTCCACGACGCAGCTGACTGTGGTGCACTCTTCTTTGTCGAGTCAGGTGCTGACTTGGATTTGTACGGGGAATTAAACCACCCAGGACCTCCAGCTATCGTTATCAATGACTGCGGCCATGTCGATCTTTTCGCGCATTGCCCATAAAAACTTTTCGTCTATGGTTCCGGGTATTACCAGATCAACATAGGCCACTTGTCTAGTCTTTCCGACAGACTTGACACGTTCCTCACTCTGACTCCGGAAATCAAGATCATTCCGGCAAGAATAATAGACGCTGAGGTCTGCTATAGACCACTCTCGGCCATAACGTCCAGCGCCCGTAGCAACCAAGAATCGGCAACGTGCATCATTCTTGAATCTTTTTTCCTCATCCTCACGTTCTTTTACATTACCGCCATGGAACTCTGCGACAGCAGCCGCGCCATAAACTTTAGCCAATTCTCTGACTATAAGCGCGACACTGTGACGATAACTGGTCCACACAATCGCCTTGCCGTCGAAATCTTCTAAGAGCGAGAGTAATGCGGAAGTCTTTTTTTCAGGAACGTCGTGAATGATCCCATTCTCGTCCATAACATGGCCACACAATATTTGATGAAGGCGCAATAACCGCACAATCACATGCGTCGCGGTCACATGGTCCAATGATTCAAGTTCCGCTATGGCTGTCTTTCTCAAAGAATCATACACTCTCTTTTGTTCCGGATGCCAGGACACCTCTCGGATTGAATAATCACTGGGAGGAAGATCGTAACAGTCTTCTAGCTTGCAACGATACGAGTAGGGCTCTATCTTTGGAGCAAGTTCGGCCTCGTTCTGGTAACCTTGAATCACTTCAATCGTCTGTAGCCGCTTATTGAAACGTCCCAACGCATCGATAACTTTATCTCGGGGTAACCAGTCACACACAGATTCAAGGTACCTTCGCATTTCGCTCGGGGGCATCTTGCCTAGAGTTGGGTCCACAGCAAGCATGCGCCATTGCAGAACGGCTGGTGTCGTAGCCGAACCAAGATCAATCGCGGATCGTAGCATACCGCGTAACTGGGCATCGGGCAGCATACATATCTTTTTTACGACGGCGTATCTTGCTTTGAATGTGGCGAATGTGGCGTGCCCGAGGATACGAATGTTCAGGAACCGAAACTGATTCCAAATATCCAATGGACTTCTGGGTGCGATCAGTCCTGTAAGTATTCTACGGTATTTAGACAAAGGGGCAAAATTCTCAGCCACAAACTTTCCGCATGCTGAATCAGCATTCTTAATTACCACTGATTCATCAATCGCACAGACACTAGCACGCTGCTTTAAAAATTGCATGGCAAGGGTTCTTGCCCCCTGCACAGAGGACAGCGCTTCAATATTCATGACCAGCACCCGAGGGCCTTCCCGATATTCTAAAAAGTCTTCTAGGCGCTGAATAAAAGGCTTGAGCTTGGCTCGACTACTCTCCCAGAGTAGTACACGCGTCACCTTTAAAAGATCGTCTGGGAACTCTGCTTGGACGTGTGCTGGCCACGTGCGGTAGGCACCTCCTGGTGCCACTATAAGTATGTCTTGAGCCTCACCTATGCTATATAGGTATCCGAAATCGTCAATTAGTACCTTCGATTTTCCGACCCTTTGTGCCATACGTAACGCAAATACCCTCTGCCCTCGCATCTTAGCCAGCGCCTCCGCCTGCCGAACACGCGGAGGTCTCCGCGATACATATTCAGACACTTCTGCTTATCTCCTGCCAATGATTACTGCCGGAACACTTTTATCGTAGTAATCATCAGATTCATCCACAAGTCTGTGATAGCCAAAGAACCAGTTTTCCTCATCATATGTTCCAAGAACAACCCTATTACCCGTTCGGATAACAGGGTCTTCCTGGCCACCCTCATAGCCATCAACAACCACCAGCATTTCCTGCGGTAGTTTCCTTAGTTCTTCTATAAGCTCGCCTACGGTCATCCCACACGCACCTGAGTCAGGACCAGTTCATACTTAGGAGGTTCCGATAAAACCTCAAGATTCTCCGGCTTATAGATGTGGCAAAAGTAGCCACCCCCATCGGCCATGTGGCGCACAACCACGCGATTGTTCTTTTCTCTTGGGGGCTGCTCCTCCGGAAACATGTTGAAGAATCCGACTACCACACCATACGCGTGGTAATCTCCCGAGGACTTGAATACGTGGTCACCTATTCTCATCTCACCCTCCTCTTTCCCGCCAAAAACTCTTCCACACTTGTAGCCCTGTGTTCGCCGCCACTTGTTGGACGATACACGACCAACAAGTGATCGTCCCTGATGTCCAGGGGAACCGAAACGACGAAGAGATATTCCCCTTCGTCGCTTCGCCAAACTTGGCCCGCTCGGATATCAGTTGTGGGCATCTACCACAACGATCCACTTATCCTTGTACGCTTCTAGAGTCTGTTTATAACGCTCCTCCCAGTATGGGGTTTCCACCACACCCCCACATACTATCTCTCCTTCAAATACGTGTAGCTTGCCGTCTTTCATACGCACGTCGTGCCGGTTGTAATAGGTTTTTGCAACGAAATACCGTTTGGTCACGAAGAAGTACGGTTCTTTTCCTTCAGGGAGATCAGCTACTCGCACGCAATTTCTACTTGGTTGATCATGGCGATCTCCGAAATTAAAGCCGTTGTTGGTTTCTCGCAGCCTTTGCTCCTCCTCTCCTTGCAGATAACCATCCCACCTCCCGCCACATCTATAATAATCCCACTCATCGTCCTTGTAAAAGACCATGACTTCTTCGACCTTTTCTTTGGTAGGCTCGTCCACGAACACAAAGCCCAGATAGTGCATAGTGTACCTCCTCCTCGTTAGAACGTAACCATCGCAGTCAGCACCGCCGCAGCGATCCAGTAGACGCATCTACGCCAGTCGCCATTGTACCCGTAAATGGCAGACGACAGCAGGTTTATGGTTATCAGCATCAGGGGCAGCATCCTTGTGTAGGTTATCACGCCGCCTCCCTCTGATAACTCAACGCCTGTTGTGACGTTATTGCGCCAATCATCTTCACATAACGCCTGGGCACGACATGGAGCGTCAATGCGTCTATCCAGATTTTCCGGGTCTTGTTGAAGTAGGCCTTCGCCCGAGCCTGTTGCTGCTGGATATCAAAAAGCTGTGTATTCCCCAACAAAGTCTCAGCCCTAGCCTTACGCCCCTGCAGCATGGGATGACCGATACCAGCCTCGGTAATCCGGATCACATTCGCATGTTTATCCAGTATTTCCCTTTCGTGTCCCGCCATCACGGCGAGTGCCAGCCCCGCCAATTGATCCAGCGTCGGTGTATTGGGGATGTACGTACAGAGATCTGCAAGCCGCGTCCCATTGCGCTCTGCAATAGCCACAGATAGACAGCCTTCCCCCTTATTGGCAAGCCCCCTTCGCTTTCGTACCAGGACCATGGCATTATCACCAACAAGCTTTATCTCCTCGCCTCGAAGAAAGGCTTTTGTGCCTTCTTCGCCCACGATGGATAGGGCTACTTTCAGGGACTTTTTGATGATCTTCTGGTTTATCTTCGCGTCCTCTCGCGAGGTCCTACGTAGGAACTCGTTTGCAGAAGGGGGTAACGGTAAAAGATTGGTCGATATCTCAGGATTGCACTGAGTCATCAACTCCCGCACTTCTCTCTGGATCGACTCATCTCGTTGAGGGAGCCACTTATCCATCCGTGCCACAACAATGCTGGCAGCATCACGCAGTTGTGACCACTCATTCTCATAGTTTCTCACGCACTTGCGAATATGCTCCGGGGATTCCAGCTTCCGTACCAAGTTAGGAAAGATCTTACCTTTCCTCATTCTAGGTTTCTTGCGGAAGTCTTTACAATAGCCCCCTTCCACCTCATCCCCAATGGCCCACGAGGCAAGGACCTCCGCTAGTTCGGTGATCCCCCAGGACATCCAAAGCAAGCCTTCAAAGATGATCCCCGAGCGACGCGTGTCTGACACGTTAAGTAATAAATTATCCGCGTATCGGGCCAGCTTTTCGCAGCGGCTCCTTCTATCTTGGAGTTTTAGGCGCCAAGGCAACGACGCATAGGCGTCGTTGCCCCTGACACAGGTGATATCAAGCATCTCCCGGTCACTACCGTAGAGCCGCAATGCCGTGGCAGTGCCTGTGTCCAGTTCCATGGACTCCACGGCATTATCGAGAAAATACTCTACGAAGTGATCCATCTAGCCCCCCTTGCGTTGCTGCACACCTATGGATTCCGACTTAGCAATTTCTTTCGCGTCCTTGCTGACGCGCGACTTCTTGACTTTCTCTTTTGGAGCGGCGGTAACCTCCCCACCACCCGACTCGACAAACTTCAAGATATCCTCGTCAGGGATCGCCAGCTTGCGGAATTTCTTGGCGTCGGCAGGATTTGTGATAGAACAACTCATCCGCGAACCGCCTCGGTCCACGATGAAGAATGTCACTCCCGCCGCCATCTTCTTGCGGATAATCTCCTCCATTTCCGCGTCGCGATCTTCGGACCAGGCGATCGTGGTGTCGCCGGTATGGTTCAAAAGGGTTAGTCTTCGTGTCATTTTTTATCTCCTCCACTTAAGGGATACGCCCCTACATGTCCAAACGCGACGGCGACTTACGTAGTATCTTCAAGAGAAACCTCAAAGACTTCATGTGGCTTGCTATCGAGTCAGGTATGACGGGTCCCGGCATTCCTGACTCCTGGTACATCGCCCCCACAGGCGTTCCTGGCTGGATTGAACACAAGAAGCCCCCGCACAAAGTCACCATAGAGCAGGGCGCGATCCTATCGCGCATGGTCCGCATGGGGGGCCGCGCCTTCGTGGCGTTACGGCTCGAAGAAGAAGAGCTTCGCCTTTATCACGGCAGCGTAGCCCCGCAACTGGCGCAGCTTACGTACCAGCGTATCCGTGAAGGCGTGCCCTATCTGGGCGCTTGGACCGGGGTCCCCGCTCGGTGGGACTGGGTTCGTATCAGGCAGATCCTTGGGGAGTAGGCTTTTGAGGAAGGACAACTCCTCTTTCGCCGCAGCTTTTTGTTGTGTTGTCTTAGCCGAAAATGGAAGTACTACGGACCCATAAGGGTCCACAGCCTGTGTCCATGCCGTTTTATAGGGTGTATTATTACAGGAAATATCATTACTTGACTCCGCTACAGGACAACCTGCGCAATTGTTTCGCCAAAATAATACACATAGTGGGCAATTATGGATACCATCATCCACCCCGGTGCCTGCGACAATCGCCTCCCACTTCTTAATACTGCCATGAAGTGCTTTGAGCGTTCTCTGGTCCATGATTCCCTCCTTCACTTCCTAACGACTCGCCGCTGCTTCAAGAAGCATGCCCGTCTTCCACGCCCCCTTAAACCAATCTTCGCCAGATGCTTTCGATAGTCCTTGCAAAGGGGCCATGGTTTCTGAGCGCGGATCAAACGCCACATGTGCATTCATCCTTTCCCGTGCCACGTGGCCCCGCCATCGTGGCTATGCACACCCTGTGCGACGACTTGGCGGTTTACTTTTGTACCGGCCAATTCCTCCGCACGCATGATTTGCGTGCGGGTTAACATAGAGCCACGTGTCAGCAACGTCCGATAAGCGCATGCATCGGTAACCCCATTGCGGATACGCTCCCATTCCGATCCGACAAAAGCAATGGCGCCCTGCTTACCCACTACGACATTCACGCGCTTCTTCATGATGAGCAGATTTAGCTCATCGATGATTCGCTTTATCTCGGTGACCCTCTGGGCGAGGGTCTGGTTGGGTTGTCTGACGGATTCGCAGGGCATGGGCTAGCCCTCTTCTGTCCAAGCACCTTCAATCATGGAAAGACGTGATCTGCTTTCCAAGCTCGGTTCGCCCAGGATCGGTTCGTCCAAGCTTACCTCCTCCAGATCAATCGCCCGCGCCTCCCCCTTCACTTCGCCCACAGTATCGTCCCCATCGAGGTCCAAGAATGCCGTCCGGGCCAACTCCAGCACGTGCAGAGATTGCTTATCCACTTCCTGTGCCGCTTGCTCGCCGGCCTTGACGATGCGCGTAGCGGCCTCGCGGGCGGCGTCTACGACGTTCCGCACCTTCTCTGCTGCCTCTCCCGACATCATGCGCCCAAGGGCCTTGGCGCGCGTTGCCGCCACCCGGATCCTTGTCGGATCGACGTTCTCAATCCCGTCTTTCATTTCCGAGATCAGATCCTGAATCTCGTTCGAAATGGCCCGCACAGCTTCCACATCGTTGTCAGCGACAACACCACAAAGGATAAACACCTTGAGGCAGGTGAGCTTCGCTACCCCATTGAAGGCATCCACGGCGGCGCGGGACTCTTTCACGGCCGCGTCCAGGTCCTGCGCGAGGTCCTTGGGGCAGAGCATGCCGAAGGAAGTTTGCACACAGACTCGACGCAGGGGCGCCGCTGCGTCGGCGCGAGCGCGCTTGGCTAACTCGAACTCGGCCGGGTCCTTTACGACGCGCTTGGTTTCCCAGGAAGCCTCTTCGGTGCCCTCGTCAGTGAGGTGCTCCGACTGGATTATGGTTTTCTCATACGTCACGTTGTTGACGATGCTGGTACGCATGACAACGAGAATGCCTGGGCGAAGTGTGGTTTTGTCCATGTTTGTGTCTCCCCTGTGTTAACTTGCGGGTTTAGATGCTGACGCTTATGTCGGCATCTGGATTTTCCTGACACGCCTGAAGCAGTTTTTCGAGCCACGGAACGAAGTCATCGTAGGTTCCCCAGCCGTTTGGCGCATCGAACGCTTTGTATCGAGCCGGATCTGCCTTCATTAGGGCAATGCCCTGTGATAGAGGCGCAATGAGATGCTGCGCGAGAGTGATGCCTTCTTCTTTTGGATGCCAGAGGTGTTCATAAAACCCCGCAGCATTTGCCATCCTGCCAAGATTATGGGTGATATTCGCATGAAAGACCTCGGTCGGTCTTATTGCGGTCAAGTAGATATCCAAGCTCATATTCCCGCCTCTTTTTCCAGCTGCAAAAAAACATACACAAGAAAGGCACAGAGAAGCATGACAGCCCCTGCCAACCCGGCCCAACCGAGCAAGAGATAACAAAACACCAAAAAAGCCGCTATGGTAGCTATAGTTAGCCACCTTCGCACATTTTCAAGTGTTTTCCGGTCTTTAGAGATATCTTTTTCCATGTTTGTGTCTCCCCGTGCTGGTGTGACTTTTTATCCCACATGTTGGCCCCACTATCAATCAGAATAGTGGGACCGGCGATCACGAATTGTTACAGAGTAGGGTTACAGAGTAAGTTACACCTCAATCACCCGCAGCGCCGGAGCGCCCGCCGTTGGCGCAGTCTCCTCCGAAGAAGCCATGCGCGCCCTTCCCTTGGCCCAGGCCCGAAGCTTCTCGATTTTCTCGGCGGCGAGCTTGCCGAGCGGGACTACGGTCTTGGCAGCTGCGATGAGGTCCTGGCTTGTCAGGGGACGAGCGCCGTCTGCGAAGGAAGCGAACATGGCGTCGGGCACGATGGCCGCCAGTTCCGCACCCACAAAGCCCTCACAGGCCGCTGCGACAGCCGCAAGGCCTGGCAGAGCGTCGTTCTGGCCATTGGCACGAAGCGCCGCTTTGAGGATGCTCAGGCGCTCCTGTGATGTGGGCAGGTCCGTGAAGAAGACCTCGTTAAAGCGCCCCTTCCGAAGCAGTTCCGGGGGCAGCGATTCAACATTGTTTGCAGTCGCAACGACAAAGGCACTCCCCTGCCGATCCTGCATCCAGGACAAAATCGCCCCAAGCGCGTCCGCCGAGACCCCGCCGTCGCCGGCAGGCCCGGTTGCCCCGGCAAGAGCTTTTTCGATTTCATCCACCCAAACGACACAGCGTCCGATAGCCTCGATGATACGGAAAGCTTTTCGAAGATTTCCCTCAGAGTCCCCGACATACTTGGAGCGCAAGGCACCCATATCCAGGCGCAAAAGCGGGATACTCCAGGCCGTGGCGATAGCCTTCGCGGTGAGGGACTTTCCCGTGCCGGGGACTCCGGCTAATAACACCCCTCGCGGAGATTGGAGGCCATACGCACGCGCCTCAGGCGTGAAAGCTGCCCGACGTTGGACGAGCCAGCCCTTGAGAATATCCAAACCGCCTACGGCATCAAGGCCTCCGGGGATCGGATCAATCCATTCCAGAACTTTCTCCCGTGCGATCACGCGCTTTTTTTCGCGAGATACTTCGATCGGATCGATGCGACGCCATTGTACCAATGACTTGGAGAAGATCGCCTGACTCTCTTCTCCAGACAAACCGACAGCGGCGTCGATCGCGATATCCCGATCGCCTTCCAGCAAGGCCGTATCCCGCATTTTCTCGGGCAAAGACTCCAATGTCGTATCCAGAATCGAAGCGATCTCCGTGCGATCCGGCACGGCCCACTCTACTACCGTTGTATGGCCCGCCAGTTCCAGGGGGATCTCGCCGGATGGCGAAAGGATGATCACAGCCTGCGACTTCTCACGAATCACTTGCGGCAGGGTACGTGTGAGATTCTTTAGAGCACGCTGGACCGACGCGAAATTCGGACCCGAAGACAGCCACACGTGCATGTCGCGGAGGATCCAGACAGTCCGTCGCTCTGCGGCACCATCTGCCAGTGTTTGGATATAGGTCAGCATCTCATCGGGACTGCGCATGTCGGCATTGATTGCCTTCCCTGCGAGATCGCGCGTACCCCCTGCCAGATCCCACGTCGTTGTCGTGTACCCCGCAGACGCAGCAGCCTCGGCAAGGAAGCGCTCGACACGGGACTCCTCTTGGGTCACTACCCAAATAAGGGGCGTGCGCGAACGCAAAAGTGCAGCAATGTCGCTTGCGATCTGCTGAGATTTTGTCTTGGTGGTCATGTGGTGATCTCCCCTGCGATTAGTTGGGCCAACGACTGGATGTGTACCCAACGCTTGGCTAAGTGTCAACGTTGGGGGTGATCACGAATTGTTACGAAGAAGCCCCTACACCGGTAGTAGTATCAGTGTGCCTCCCCCTATCCCCAAAAAAACAACACCTATCAACACAAATACCCAGACACAGATATCTTTTATCATTCGCAAGACCCCCAATCAGTCCCTGACGACATGCTGGCCACTACAGGAACTTCTAGCTTTACAGCATTTTCCATGATCGCCTTTATCTCCAGGGGGGTCTTTTCGTCGGCAGCGGAAGAATCCAGCTCGTCGTGGACTTGGAGCATCACGTATTTACCAAGTCCGGCTTTCCATACCTCCGACATACACTTCTTGGTCTGATCCGCCGCTGACGGCTGAATTAGGCTATTAAGAGCTTTATGTATCCTCGCCCGCGTCAATCGTGTCCCACCCCATCGTGCCCGCGCTTCCTCAATCGGAAGCATCGAACCATCGCGCATGTCCCAAGAGTGCGGCTCCCACAATGGAAATCTTTGGCGCCTGCCCAGAAGCGTCGTCAAGAATCCTCTCGCATTGACTCGATCCTTACAGGCCTCGGACATCTGCCGCGCAAAAGGCATCTTTCGCGCGTGTGTTGCGAAAAGTTCCTTTGCTTCTTCCTCAGATATTCCCAGTTCCTGCGCAGTTTCCTTAGTACCGCGCCCATAGATAATCGCGAAGTTTAGGGCTTTCCCAAGACTTAACTCAAGCCCGGTTACTTCTGCAACGAAACGATGATAATTGAGTGTTGGGTCTTTCTGATAAAGCTGTGCTGCTTCTATAGCGCTTCTCATTCCAGAGCGCGCACCATAATGAACAAGAAGTCTCATCTCCTGTTGACTCATATCCTTCTTGTACCAGCGCTCTCCTTCTTCTGGAAGAAACGCTTTTCTGATTAACTTGCCTTCTGCAGACCGCGAAGGTATATTCTGAAGGTTCGGTCGGGACATAGATAATCTTCCCGAAATCGTGCCGTGTTTTCTTCCATCATCTGAAGTGGATCTGAGTGGATGAATTTCTCCGTGCACCCGTCCTTCGTGGATTTGCTCAAGCAACTGCCCCGTCAAAAACGTATTGCATAATTTCTCCTTCTGTCGAGCCTGAAGTATTAGGCCGCAGACAGGTATATTATTGTCCAATACCTCGTTCGTGATTTGCGGCTCGCGCGACCGAGGAGTCACTCCATAACACACACCTAAATCATCGAGTACCTTGGCAACACTACGTGCTTCCCATACACTTACCTCATAACCGACAATACGCTTTATCTCCTGAGATAGTTCAGATACCTCCCGAAGCAGCCTTTCACGCATCTCCTCCACAAACGAGACATCAATTCTCACACCGCGCCGACGCATGTCCAAGTACATGGGCAGCAGATCATGTTCGAGTTTCAAAACAACGCCAAGATTCTCCTCCTCAACGATTTCTTCCTGAACCCCCCAGATGCCCCGAGCAAGAGCCGCGTCCTCTTCCGCATAGGGTCCCGTATATCTCGGAGGTAGTTTGTAGATGTTAGATTTAATTTCCTGGATAGTATTGCCTACGCCATAAGCACGCCCCGCTTCAAG